CTGATCCCCCGCCTTAAAGCGCACTTCGGTGTCGATATCCATGTACCAGACCGGTAGCATTCTGATATTAATTTATCAGTCTGATACGTAAGAACTTTCCTTGAATTTCAGCCCTAAATTTATCGATAAACATCATCTATTTAAGCTGTTGATTTCTGGATACTAAAAAATAGTTTTGCAGAACATAATTCCTGGGATTTGATGAACCCAAATCATCAGATGGCGGGTACGTCATCCGACAGAATCAGTAACACCCGCCCCTGCACCAACCAGCTGACTGGTTCGATCAATGCGAATCCTGACGAGATTTCGAGGACGTGGGTTCAACTCCCGCCAGCTCCACCAATCGTGATTGGACGGTGATAGGACGTCACCAGCAATAACAGGAAGTTAGCAGTCTCAGCAGGACACCGACCAGACGGTGAGGGGACAAAAAAGGATACGCAAAGGAGCCGCGGCTCCCGAGTGATAAAAAAAGCCCACATAAGCGGGCTTTTTTTATAAGAGGCAATTCTGTAAACCCACTACCGCTAGCAGCTTTGTGCCAGAAGCGGACATCAAGGTTAAATCGTGATGTGCAAAGCGCTTCTTTTAAGACTTAATTGATTCTAGCAACAGCTCACAGTTACTCTCATTGTAGAGAGTATGTGCTACTATTGATACTTGCTTTCCATTCATTCCTGGCTTTTCCCACAACACAGCCTGTTGCGATGCTACAAATTCAGCATAATCAATTACGCGTTGTTCGCGGTCTGGCTCCTCATAGCCTAAGTAAGGGAGTGCATCGTTGTAAGCGTGGTAAGCTGCTTTCTGTAACATTTTAATATTGGCTGTAGGTATTTGCCCTGGGTAGTTAGGATCTAATTGTGTGGTACTGCCATAAAATGCACAGGATAGGTAAGATATTGACCTTTGTTGCGCTTTAAATCCTTTTTCATAATTTTTATCTGATACAGCCTGAACTGGAGCGTTAACCAAGCCGGCAACAATAGCTAAAAATAATATGTAAATGCTTTTCATTTTTGATTTCTGTCTGAACGTTAAAAAGAATAGCTTTGCTTATAAAACGAGAATGAGCCGAAATCAATGATTTCGTCAGCTTCGCTATTTGCTCATAGTAGACCTTAAACGTTTAGGGAAGCCCCTCAGGTCCTCCTTTCAATTGCATTCAGGTGCAGACCTCTTCTTATACAGGATAATCATCATCAGCTTCAGTGCTATTAATGAAGAACGTCACCCGCCCTATAACTTCGATCTCTTCCGCTGCGTCGTCTTCTATCGCCTCGCCGTCCTCTGTGATTAATGCTTTTCCCAGAAATCGTGCAAATTGTGTCTGACCGCCACTAAGGATCAGCAGAACCTGCCCCTGCACCAGTCGGGTGACTGGCTCGACCACCGCAAACCCGGATGACGTTTCCATTATTCGAGTGTCGATGCCAACGCCGCAGATCAGCTCCGGCGTTAGGCGCCGCTCGACATAATCCGTTGCCGGTGAAGGGAAGCCCATTACACGACCCTCCCCATGTTGCGCATCATCCACAACCTGTTCGGCCTGTCGTCCGGCGTCTTGTCGACGAAGAACTCCTGATAACGCTCTATCCAGTCGTTGGCGTCGTCCGGCGTGAAATGCCAGTTCCTGGCGCGTAACTCACGGATGAAGTCATTCGTGTGAAGGCACTGATAACCCTTAGGGTTTAGCTGTATTGCAGCGACAAATGCGCTGTGAATGTCCGATTTGCGGGGCATGATCCGCACTCCTTTTACTGTTTTTATATACAGTAGTTTTAAAGTAAGTGCAGATCAATGAGGTGACGCCTATTAATGCGGGCAACTGTAATATGGGCTAAGCATATGTGCGCTATCCTTATCATGAAGCAAGCCAGCATCAGGAGAGCGTATGGTGATTGCACTGTTGATAACCGGCATCCTTGCCGTGGTCGTTGCGCTTCTGGTCTTCCTGTCAGCTATGCAGGATATTAATGACGATTACTGAGACTCCAGTTTCGCCAGGCGTTCTTCGATTTCATCCAGGCGACTAAATGCCACATCCAGGGCTTTGGTAATGAATGGGATGGCCTGCTCGTAAGCCAGCGTCTTAACATCACAACCACCATTGACCAGATGGTCCTGATACATCCCAAAATCTATACCCAGCTCATCCATCAGCGCCTTTGTCTGCTGCGCCAGATACCCAGCATGGTCACGTTCGCGTTTCTTACTTCCATCTTTAGGAAGTGGAGTTCGACGGAGTTCGAATACCGGCTGCGCCTCATCATCTATCCCTGTCTGAACCTGGCGCGTATCAAAATAGTCGTCGCGGAAGTCATATTTGTAGAAGTACGACTTTAAACCGCGAACGAAAGCAACGGCAAGATCACCGTCTATTTCACGCTTGTCAGCCTTATCCCGCTCATCACTTCGAACCTGAATAGCCGACTGGCTGTAGACGTTCGCGTTGCTGTTCCCGAGTTGCAGCTGGTTAGGACCGCTGACAGCTGCGGCATAACCAATACCAGTAATGTTGGTCCAGGCCTCGGTAAGGTCAGTGCCGTCGATTTTGAAGCGCAGCGAAGAGTCACCTATTGCCGTGACATTCTGGAGGCTGGTCATCATCGTTGCGCAGAAAGTACCTACCAGCGCGGAATTACTTATGCTTGTAGCAAGATTTGCAACCTGGTAGCCGGCAAGTGTCGCGCGCGTGGCGGAAGTTGCTGTTTGAGCAGCCTGCGGCCCCAGCAGAGTGTTGAATGCGCCAGTTCTCAGGTTTGTACCAGCAGAGGTACCCGCCGCCAGGTTCCATTCATTACGGGTCTGCTGGGCTGCAGTTTCCAGCCCATACAGATGAGCGGCACCAGATGTCATTCGCGACAAGGGGTGGGCAACCGTGAAGCTATTCGCGGACAGCACTGAACTGACTGTGGCAATAACCTGGTCGCCCTGGAATGTCTGACTACCACCATCCAGAAGACGGATCTGTACTTTATCTCCAACAACAGCGCCGTGGTTGGTGAAGTTTAAAGTCAGAGTGTTGCCTGAATGGAAATACGTGCCCGCTATGTCTTTCTCTACATTAGCCCCGCCATTGTGTCCTGTATCAATATCTAAAGCGAACAGAGCGCGAACACCCAGCCCTGTATTGTTATTCGATTTTTTGTTGTTATAAAGGGCATCGCCACCTAGACCTACATTTGCCGGCGCAAGGTTACTGCCGAGTGTGTTTAGTCCAACCCCTACGGTACGAATAATCTGTCCATCGACACCCCATGGCGCACAGTTTTCGATCTCACCAGACAACCCTACGACAGCATAACCACTCACAGCACCTGCACCTAATGCAACCAGCCCGGTGCCACCGACCACGCAATGACCGGCATTACGCCCGGCGATAAGCATATTGTAGGCATCAACAGCAAAATAGCCGGTGTTCCCCCCAATGCAGATCATTCGGGTTCCCTGCATTTGGGTCTGAGAGTAATCAGGCGTGCGGGACTGGATATTTTTTAATGCACTATCCCCTATCGCAATATTGTCGCGGGAGATACGGGTGTTCTCCATGGCGTTGGGGCCAAAGGCCATAGTCTTCTTAACCTGCGTTGCGCTGGCCAAAGCACGATAGCCCTGCGCAATGACTGTTGCGCCTGAACCCATACTGTAATCATCTGAAAGAGCAGCCAGAGCATCATCACCAAAGGCAATCCTGCCTGCGCCAGTGTGCTGCGCTCCCTGCCAGCGTGTGCGTGACGAACCCGTCGGGAGAAGCCACTCGCCATTAAAATATCTGTTCCCTGTTGGCGCGGAAGTGACCGCATAAGAGCGACCGCCCAGGTCCACTTCACGCCCTGATACTTCCGCCTCGAATGCGGCAAAGGCCAGGGTGTCGTCAATAATGCCATCACCGATCACCTTCCATCCGCGTACATCAAGCTCATCGCGCCAGCGTGCGATATGCAGTTCGGGGTATAGCGCTGCGCTGTCCGGGTCTGAAATCTGGCTCCTTAGTACTGCATCGCCAACGCTTAGCCATGCCCCAATGCTGATTCCACCACTGCTTGCTGGCGTTGAACCGGCAGGAACAACTTTACCTGATGGTAGAAATGAGCCATCCCAGCGGTAGTATTCTCCTGTGCTGGTATCGCGCAGCACCTGGTTGGGTAGCGTAAGCGTTGCGCCAGCCTGGAACGAATCCATAGTGATATAGCCGAACGCGGCAATGGCTGCTTTCGCCATTTTCTCGAGGCCATACCACGTATGACGACCTTTGCCCAGGCGGTCCAGCCAGATCGCAGCGGTAATGCTGTTAATAGCAGTGTCGAAGTTCTGGGCATTGTCGAACAAATCATACGGGCTGGTCGACCCCAGGGGATTCATCGTTGCATATTTTGTCATGCTCGCTCCGGGCATAAAAAAACCCGCCGAAGCGGGTTGGTATGTTTTTGAGTTTTATGCGACATCGCCGGGACAGCTGGCGTCGTCATACTGATATTTACCGGGGTGGTACTGAACCGCCGTGACGCTACTGGTACCGTCGTTGCCGGGGGTTATCTCCCCAATGAGTGCGTCGTACCCGACACGGGAGGATGAACAGAACATCAGCCGCGGCGGCTCAATGTATGGGCTGTCCATCTCCCAGCCCTCCGGCGCCAGCGCCGTGCTGTACGGAATACGCAGGGTGTAATCATCGATCCGGGTCGGCACCTGCAGCGGCGACGCCCGGCCATCCTGGTGGCGGATCACCACGCGGGGATTTGGAAAACTCCAGTCCGGCGGCTCGCTCAGGGTCAGGGTGATTGCGGCGCTGTCATACGTCATGTTCGTAATCAGGCAGCTCAGGGTCTGGCCGCCCGGGATGTCGTCGGCCAGAATGATGCGGTCCATGTACTGGTAGCAGAGCGCATCCATCTCCGTTGAGGTGGTGTGCTGCAGTCGCTGCAGTTGATAGCCAAGCAGCCTCCGCATCCCGATGCGGTACGCCCGGTCCTGATCCACGACCCCTTCAAGCCTGTAATCCTCCACCTTCACTGGAATGGGATTTCCAGGCTGGCGACACTGAACCGTTTCCTCCGCCCAGGTCGTGCCATTGATGTACGTAACATCCACACCGTCATAATCGTCCTGGCTCGGGGCCCTGAATGCGGTCTGCAGTTCTTCGGTCGTCTCCTGGGGTGTGATCATTCCGGTCCAGTTTTTCACCCCTTCCCGCCCGGCAGAAACCAGGCCATCCGACAGCAGGAAATAACCCATCCCCGCCCCGGTGATAATTTTCAGTACCTCCAGAGCAGATTTGCTGTCGCCGGTTGCCCAGTCGAAGGTTTCTCCGCGTGGGGTCCAGTATGTCTGTTCGAGCGCATCAATTGCGGCGAGGTCAATCTGTTCAGGACGGAAGCCCAGGGATTCCAGAACGTGATACAGCGCCCCGCTGATGCTGCGCGAAGGGTGCCCGTTATACAGCCGGGTCGGGGTGACGTTGACGCGGCGATCGGACTGCGCCGCCAGGCGGTTACCGGTGCGCACCGTCATCGCCAGGGTCGTCACGCCTGCATAGCTCCGCGGGCGCTTACTCAGTCGCGATCGCATTGCCTGCCAGTAGAGGTTATTGACCGTTCTGGACCCGCCAATTTTCGTTGTGCGCCGGACGCGGACTTCATACTGCGCCGCCGCCAGCCCGCTGATACGCCGGGTATAACCGTGACCATCTGCGGTTTTGTTGGTGAAGTTATAGACCACTTGCGACCAGGCACCCGCAGTGGCAGCATTGCGGTACTGAACCAGCACCCGCACGGTGTGCGACTTCGGATCCCCGTTCTTTTTGTACTGGATGTGGCCGTTCGGGAAAATGAAGTTGTTTTCGATGGTGGTCGTCGTCTCGCCATCCGGGCAGGCCAGGAACGGGCCGAGCCAAGCGTAATCATCATTCACGCCCGTGACCTGAGCATCAAGCAGGGTGCGCTCAGTGAATCCTGGCCAGGAGGGGTCTGCGGTAACGACATCATTACCGCTGGCATCCTGGGTGATGACCACCCGCTCAACCGTGATGGTCTGGGAATCAATATCCGTAATGCGGAACTGGCCGTCTGCGTAGCCGATACCGATCCGCTGAATTCCGTCCGGGATGCCGGTAAACGGCTTTCCTGCCGCGCTGTCGTACGCCAGCGTGATATGCGCCTCCACCGCCGCGGTGCCGCCCGTCGAGGCCACCCCGGTAACATCTGCCGGAGTGCTGCCGAATACAGCGACAGGGAGCGCGCTGTGGCTGATAGCACCGCCGGCAAACGGGCTGCTCTCCTCGACAATCTGCAGCCGGCCACCATTATCCCGCGCAATCAGGCCGGAGCCGGTGAGCTGGTTGCTGATGGTGTTAACCAGTCCGGACATGGTGACGTAACTGGTAATAAGCGAGATGGCATATGTCGTGCCTTTCCAGCCGATCGTGAACGTGACCGGTGTTGCCGTAAAATCGTAGGTAGCGGGCGCGGCGCTGGCGGTTATGCTGGCCGTTGAGCCGCCCACGCCCGGCACCGCCGGAACGCCGGGGGCGTAACTGGCGATAAACAGATCGTACGAAGATTCGTTGAATGAGACCTGGACGGGCATGCCCACGACCGGTCGCAGCTCAGCGACATCACCAAAAATCACGCTGTACCCACCGGTATTGGCTACCCGGTACGAGTTTGGCGCGATAACCGTGACGATGGTACCGGCAACCCAGGCCGAAGGGATTTCAGTCTCTCCGTCGCTGGCCGTCGCCGGAATGAGGGTGATGGTGTTGCCGCTCACCAGTATCGCATCAGAGATGATACTCACCGTCTGCGGGCCGGTTGAGCCCAGGTCAAGCCCCGCTGTTCCCGATGTTGTATTGCCCACCTCGCCACTGTTAAACCAGTTCTCGGAACGGCTGTCGGCTGAGACGCTGGCACCCGGCGGATACACGGTAGCGCTGACATCGCTGCCGAACGCTGATGCAGGTGTGGACCCAATCTTTATCGCCGATGGCGGCAGAGCCATGTCGCCTGCCCCCACGCATAAAAACATGCTGGTCACGTATTTTTTGGGATCGGCAGAATCGAAACGGCTGACAGGCTGGACGATGTAGTCCGGCCATACCTTGTAGCGGCCAAAAATTTCGCGGATGGGATCGCCGAGTTTGGCCATGTTGGCCTTTGCCGGGTTCAGCTCCAGCTGGTCACCATTGGACGGCTGCTGGCTGCCGCCGGTCTGCATGGTGCTCATCATGTAAAGTGAGTACGCCGCCGAGGCGACGGCCACGCTGACAGCAATCCAAAGGGCGATCTCCGCGCCGGTACCGTAGGGCACCGGATAGAGCCTGACGTCGCTGTCAGGACGAATGGCACACAGCGCCCATTCTGGCGGCGGCACCGGAACGCCGTCGATTTCAACCGCGACCGGGTGCTGCTGCTCCGGCGTCCAGCCCTTCACGTTCTGCGCAAACCAGGCGCTGAGGGTCATGGTTTCGTGATGGTGGGTTTCCAGCGGCTCACCCGGCAGCCGGGAGGGATAGATTCGGATCGTCACTGGTAATACTCCACGCGAACAAAGCGGCGCGCAAACCGCGCCAGCGGCAGAAAGGTTACGTTTGTGCGGGGATTGCACTCAGCGGCATGCAGCACGCCGTCGATCTCCACGACGATGGCAACATGTGTCACCACGGAGCCGGAATAACAGGCGATGCCGGCACCCGGCACAGGATCACAACGCTGCAGATCAGCCATCAACCCGCGCGCTTCCCGGTCGAGGCCATTATCATCTTTCGTGACCCCGGAAAAATCAGGCCAAGGCGCCATGTCAAGGTCGCGCCTGATTTCATTGACGATGCCAAAGCAGTCGAGCACGGGGTAAACGCGGCCGCCCTTCAGCCAGGTAACTGAACGGTATTTATCAGGAGTGAACATCGTGATTTCCTACTGGAGGTAGCGAAGACCCGGGAAGTCTGGCAGCGTGTAGCGATAGCGAGGCCACGCGGTATCGAGAATATTCATGTAGCCAGCGGTGATCTGCACCTCCGTCGCCGTCCAGTACCCTTCTTTAATCGCCAGGGTAAACGGCGGCGTCGCGGGTGCGGAAAGGTCGGTCGAGACATACCGGCGGAATGTCATGGTTGCATCGCTGAGGTTATCCAGCGCGTTGCGGATCGCTGTTGAAACCACGCCGTCGATATTGCTGATGGCGAATTTCAGATCCTGGGTGCCGTCAGAATTTCGCGCCGGCAGCGCCACATCGATGGCAGAGCCAAGGAATGTTGCCTGCGCGCCATTCTCCAGCGTGACGGTAATGTCATCCCAGCCGCGGGTAAGCCAGTAGTTCTGGCCGCCAACGGTGATCTGCAGCGTGTCGATAATAACTTCATCACCGCCGCTGGCGTATAGCCTGTTCAGAACTGGACTTGTCATGCCTCAGGCCACTCCCTGTTCAGTGCCAGATCGATAATATCGCTGCCAGCCACCAGCTCAGGGAAATTGCCCCACCCCGGTGGTAACAGAGGACGCTCCCATAACTCCAGTTGCGCGCTGTAGCGCCAGTATTTTGGTGAAACAAGCGTCGGTCCCTCATATATGTCGGTGAACCGGCATTTATAGGCTTGCTGGCAGCCCAGCGGCGTTTGCAGCTTCATCAAAAACCATGCGGCGCCATCCGTAAGTGCATCGCGGAACCATGCCTCAAACAGCTGGGCCTGATTATGCTTTGTAAAAATCCAGTTCACGGTGGCAATAGTTGGTGTTGATGTATACTTTCGGCGCTGTCGGGCCCGGCCGGATGTCGTTTCGGTGCGCTGCAGCGGACTGACAGGCTTGAAACCATAACCATCCTGCAATGGCATCGGCAGGTAATCGTGTGGATAAAAAATTTCTGACACGTGATCACTCCTTCCTGGTCCGGCCATAAAATCCATTTAAGGCCCTGCCAAATTCATTAGTTGGCTTTACCACCTGAGCCGCCATTTCCTTACGGATCGATATCACCAGTTGACGGTTTCGCTGGTCGATAGCTTCCAGTGTTGCGTCATCTGGTTTTCCGGTGAATGAATTCTGGATATGAACGGTTCCACCAGCCGAGGCCTGCCGGGACTGTTGTACGCTCTCCAGGGTCGCATCGAGCTTGGCAGAGGTGCTGGCTGTTACCACTCGCTCCCCTTTCTGCAGCAACCAGGTCCCTGTTTCCGGCACCCGGTCAATACCATCGTGAGCCATGCCTGCAAGCGTCTGGCCTGCGATCATGGCCACTGAGGCGTAGCCCACAGCGCGAATAGCTGTAGCTGCCGGGATCCCCATAATCAGGCCACCTTCCGCCATAGCCTTGGTTGCTGCCAGTTCGGTGTTGATGACGGCCTGCGCCATTGCCGCCGCCTTGCTGGCAATAAACAAGGTCTTATAGGCAAGACTGCCCTCCTGTCCGATGCTCTGTAGTAGTTGCGCTGACTGGCCAGCGAGATCAGAGAACATAGCCAGGCTGGCAGATGTGTAGCCAGCCTGGATATCCTCTAATTGCGAAGCATTTGTCTTATTAATTTCAGCGACACGATCGGCGTAGGTTTGTTCGTTGATTTCTTTCTCATCGAGCAATTCCTTCTGCATTTCAAGTTGAGTTTTGTGCCATTTATCCAATTCTTTTTGCGCGTCAGCAACACGAATAAGTTCGCCGCTGGCACCGCCGATAGACGCATCGATACCGCCAAATTTGGGCGCTTCCTGAACCGACGCCTTGGAGATACGCTCCATGGTTTTACGGTATTCTTCGGTCGCTGGCGCGGCCTCGCGCAGCAACTTAATACGTTCCCGAGTGGTATTTAGCAGCGCCTCCTCTGGTTTCAGCAGATCTTCATTCAGGGATTTCAGGCGCTCAACCGCGTTGAGGTGATCAAGCGCAGCGGAGTTACGCAGCAGTTCTGCCTTTTGGCTTTCAGTTAAAGCGACTAATTCCCCTCGGGTAACCTGATATTTGGTTTTGGCGAGATCGGTGCTTTGCCCGGAGAGAGCGATCTGCTCCTGCTGCTGGCTGATGAGACGCTTGTAAGTTTCCTCCAGCTTCTCAGATGCTTTTTGCTCGTCAGATTTGGGCGTTTTTTTCTGAGGTTTGCTGGCCTCGTTGTTGCGCCAGGCTTCCAGGCTTGTGCTGATGTAATTCTGTCGAGCAGTCTGGAACTCGGGATTGTTGGTGAGGCCAAGAGCGTCAGCTGAAAAACCAAGACGCGCTCGCTCGCGCGCTTCGCCTTTAAGTTTTGACAGCTCAAGATCCTGTCTTGCCTTCTCTAAAGCATCCGCCTGTTTGCCGCTAATTTCAGCTTGTGGCATTCGCATCGGAGCGGCCGAAAGCCCCTGCCGCGCTATCAGTAAACTATTACCCAACCCCAACAGGCGGTTAAATTCAGTATGCTGGCCATTCATCATCAGCAGTGACTGATAGGCTGCATTCTGCTCGGCGGCCTGCTGGCGAATTAAAGCAACCCTGCGGTTTTCAAGTCCCTCAAGCACACTTTGAATGTCCTGAGATTTTGCCTGCATCTGGCCCAAACGCTCTTGTTCGACTGCCAGAGCTGCGGTGGCATTTTCTAATCCCCGCGTAGCTGTCTCAACAGAGGTTAGGTGGTTGATCATGAAGCCACCGCTGGTTGTTGGTCCAGGGTTGGCTAGCACATACTGATAACCAGCAATTTCTTCCTTAAGGCTTTTCACCTTAGATGACTGAACATCAACCAAACGGTTTTGCTCATCAAGAGCCTGCCGGGTTTTGGCCTGGTTGTCGGTGGTTTCAGAAAGGCTGAGGTTTTTTGTGCTGGCGCGAACCTCTTCGATAGTGGATGCGTATTCCATTGCGGATCGGCGAGCTTGCTCTTGGTTCTGATACATTGTGTACCAGGCCCCTGCCCCCAGCATGATCAGGCCGGGCACCCCACCAATAAGGCCCAAAGCGCCACCCATTAAACGCGATCCGATTGAAGTTACGTTATTCAGCGCGCTCTGCGCAGCAGTCCTGGCCGCAATATTACGAGCCAGAGACTGCTGCGCAGCAGAAAGCCGTTTTTCCGCTGCGGCCTGAGCATCCGTCCATCGAGTGGCTGCTACTGCCTGCTGTGCGCGATAGACAGCTGCTCGAGCTCGCGCTGTAGAAATCTGCGTGCCGCGAACCTGGGCTTCGGCCAAAGCAACTTCGCTTTTGGCTGCGTTCAACACGCTTGCGGTCGCTGATGCAGTACCCGATACAATTCCGCCAAGATACCTAGCCAGCCCAACAGCAACCAATGCACCTGCTGCTGTTGCAACTGAATCAATATTTTCGGCGAGGGAATCGAGTCCGCCAGCAAGAGAACTGGTTGCCCCGCTCGCCTGGTTGGCACCGCCGACCCATGCCATGAAGGCATTTTCCACACGCTGCGCAGAGGCCGCCACGGTAGCGCCCATCCGGGCACCCTCAGCTCGCACTTTGGATAGCTGACCGAGCAAAGCTGGCATTACAGTGTTTGCCGTAAGTTGCCCCGCCTCTGCCATCGCGCGCAACTGCCCGACATTAACGCCAAGGCCATCAGCCAGCGCCTGGGCAAACCGCCCGCCATTCTCCATGATGGAGTTGAACTCATCCCCGCGCAGCACGCCTGACGCCATAGACTGGCCAAACTGGGTGATAACAGCAGAGGCTTCACTCGCACCGGCTCCAGAAAGCCGAAGTGTCGTGGCCACCAATTCCGTAACCTTTGCGGTATCAGAGGCTGTATAACCCAACTGCTTAAGCGACGATGACATGCGCGAGAACATGTTGGTATTTGCCTCAACGCTCGTTCCCGTGCGCTGGCTAATATCCATCAGTACACGCTGATTCTGTGTGAATTCTTCCGTACTGCCTGACGCAAGTTTCAGGCGGCTATTAAGCTGAGTCCAGGTGTCGGCATAGTTGATCAGCTGTTGAGTTGCGAATGCACCAGCAAAAGCCCCACCCAAGCCCATTGCTACCGATTTTGTTTCATTGAGTTGAGCGGACACTTCAGCCAGGGCCGCGCGGGTATCACGTGAAGCGGCTGCTGCCTGCCTTCCGCCGTTCTGCATGGTCTTGTAGTAATCACTTCCCATGCGAGAGGCGCGGGCAATCTCTGACTGAAAAGACTGGGAGTTTGCTGAGATTTTTATAATCAGTTCTCGCAGAGTTGCCATTCAACTATCCCCAGAAATAAAAAACCCCGCATTGCGGGGTTTGGATTGCTATTCGGTAATTCCGGCCTTTTCCCTGGCCTCTCTGAGATAATCCTCATCAGTTTTTTCACTGTGATTTTCATCTTTAGGACCAATGAAACTGCCGCAATGCTTGCACTTAACGGCTTCCTTCCGGATCGGTTCTGCACAAAGCGGGCATTTAGTCATCCCATCTTCCTGCATGATCCGCTCTTCTGTTTTAACGTCTTTTCGAATAACCAGTGAGTGAACAAAAGCAACAATGAACAATAACGCCCCGTACACCCACCACGCGAAAAATGACCTTCCCTTGCTTTGAGCAATAATGGCTGGGATAAAACCCAACACAACAGCAATCAGCAAAAATTCCACTTAACTTTCTCCATGTAAACCGAGCAATAATCCTAAATTACATGGGGGTATAAGTCATCTGGCCGCTTCCAAAAATGCAGCCTCTAAACCGGCGAACGGATCTTTTTGACTGACCTCTTCTGCATTGCCTTCCCAATGAATGACAGCTTCGTCTATCGGCACCTTAACGCCCTGCGCCCCATAAATTGCCGAAACGAGCTGGGCATTATGAATGTCGCCACGCACATCCCCGACCGGGCTTATACGATCATATTCTGCCCACATCAGTATTTCGCTGGCTGTCATGGTTTGGCGCAGCTCTGCTAAGGTGCGCCCCATCCGCAAAGCCAGCGCCATCAGAAACTTCATGCCCGGCGTTGCTACTTTTTTTTGGCGTCGTCACTGCTGGTTATCAGATCCAGAGCCTGCTTCAGCAGTCGGGAGTGAACCGGGCCGTATACGCCCTGCACCTCCTCGGCATCTTCAGGCGTAAAAACAGGTTCCTGATTTTGGTCACAGACCACATCGATAAACAGCGTCACGTCGGCCCGCAGGTTACGCATAGCTTTTTCGGAGACGGACAGTTCTTCATCACTGTCTTTAACGATCTCCTGCCAGCGCAGCCAGGCTTCGCCAGACGGCTCACGAAGAACAACTTCGACGCCTTCCCACTCAGGAACCGCCACCGTCTTATGACGAAAGCCTGACATCTTCGCCATGGCTAATTTTTTCAGATTTTGCGACATCTGTTATGCATGCCGGGCCAACCCGGCATCTCCATTAATTGACGGTAAGGGTACAAGTTGATGATGTAATTGACTTAACCGGGGCAGAAGAATCAGTGACCAAGCAGGTGTAATCTCCCGCATCACCCGAAACAGCGCTGGATTTATTGAATGTGTCAGATGTTT